GAACGTGGTGATCGTGCGTTCCGTCTCGTCTTCTGCCTGCTGATCGCGGTCCAGGCCGAACATGTAGTGCGACCAGAAGCCAATCGTGCGGGAGCCTTTGAAGTTCTTGATGCTGACCCTGCCGCCCTCTTCGTGGCTCTTTCCCTCCGGTGTGGAGAGATGCGAGATGAGCAAGATGTTGATGTCCAGTTCTTTCACAAGGCCACCAACAGCGGCCATGATGCGCTCTAAGCCTTCCTTCTCGCTGTCCTCAGAGGCCACTAAGGCCGTGAGGTTGTCGATGTAGAAGAGCTTTACGCCGGTTGAGTGCGCCATGAAGCGGATGCGCTTCTCCACGATGTCCCATTCAGCGGTGCCGAAGTGGTCGAAGAAGTATGGTTGCCCACCTTCACTTTCGATGGCGTCGATGGCCGCGTTCAACTCTTCCTCGGTCCAGTCGCCCGGAATGTGGAAGTGCTTGCCAGCGAACTTGCCGGCGATGCGGCGTGCAGTTTCGGTGGGGTCTTGCTCGAACATGAACAGGCCAACGGACTGCTTCAGCGTGGTCAGGTCATACGCGATCTGCTGCACGATGAAGTCGGTCTTGCCAACTCCGGTGCCAGCGCCAAGCGTGTAGAGTTCGCCCGTGCGCCTGCCGTATGTGTACTCGGTCAGCGTCGGGCACCACCATGGAAGACCAACTTCGATCTTCTTCAGAACATCGGCCTTGATGTCGGCCAGGGTGACGATGCCTTCCGGGCGGTAGACCTTGGCATTCCAGATCGCGTTGACAACTTCGCCACCGCGTCCAGCCTGAAGCATCTCGTTCGCATCTTTGAGAGGAAGCTGCGCGATCTTGCCCTTGCCGGGGGTGAGCAGTAGGGCACATTCCCTTGCTGCATCACGCCCCGGCTCATCATTGTCGAACATGAAGATGACGCTCTCGAAGCCTTCCAGCCATTCGAGCGCATCGGCAACACTCTTAGCGGCCCCTTGCGCTCCGTTCTTCACGGAGACCACAGGCCACTTGTTGTGTTGGAGTTGACTGACGGAGAGACAGTCTATCTCGCCTTCTGTTACGACAACCATCTTGCCGCCATCACGCCACAGCCATTGGCCGTAGAGGGGCAGCGCGTGCTTGGCCTTACCTAGCCAAGTGAACTCTTTGTTTGCGAACCTTAGCTTCTGGCAGACAATCTCGTTGTCAGCATTCTTGTAGTTCGCGATCTGCACGGCTTTGTCGTTGAACTCTCCGACTTGGTAGCCGAAGTGTTTGCAGGTCTCTTCCGACAAGCCACGTTTGTTCAGCGCGGCATACTCGCCGGCTGCTAGTCCTTCCATGCGTCGGGATGTCCTGTTGGGTGAGGCAGTGCCGTCACCGTGTTCATAATGGCCGCAGCCGAAGCAGTGCCCGTGCCCGTCCGTGTAGCGTCCAAGGTTGTTGGACGAGCCACAGGCGGGGCACGGTTCGTGTCTTAGGAACTCACTGTCGGATGCGGCATCAGCCGCCGAAGTCAATGAGGGCGGTTCGCGCGTGAGAGACCGGAGATATGTCGGCGCGGCTGCTTCTTGCCGAGAGCAGCTTCGGCCTTCAGAGCGGCGCGCATGATCTGTCTGCGGCACTGTCTGGTATCAGGCAGCATCGTGGCATCGACATAGCGGGTGGCGTCCGAGATGATCTGCTGTTGCCGCGTGAGGCGACGGTGCATTGCCAGGACGGAACGATTGCCCGCGCCGATCAAGTGGCCGGCAACCGGGACGATAGCGCCATCCACCTTGTTCCAGCGGGTGATGATAAGGCGACGGGTCTCCTGCATTACAGCTTGCCGGTGAACAGAGCCACGGCAACGAGCGCGAGAACGCCGGTCAGAACCACAACAGACATCCACACGATGAAGATGATGATGGGCAGGAAGACGATCAGCCAGCCGATAGCTAACAGGCCGGTCAGCTTGCAGACGAGTAAGGCCACGAACAGGAGCGAGAGGATATAGGCCATCAGGCAGCTTACTTCAGGTAGAGTTGACCGTTGACGCGCCCGAGCTTCTTGCTGTTGAGCGCATGTTCTACTTCGCCGGCAGTGATGTAGTATTGGGCGTAGCGCTTGCCGGTGGGATCGCGCTTCTCTTTCGTCTTCACGTCGATGCCGTGGTTGCGGATGTCCGCGATGCGGGCAGTGATGTTCTGGATGCCGAAGTTCAGGATCGCCTCGTAGCGAGTGATCTTGTGCCCTGCTCCCATGTGGTTCAGGAGGACGGTTGATTGGTCTTTCATTTTTCCTTCTCGGATGTTGAGAGCGAAAAAAGCCGGTGCCCTGGTTGGAGGGACCGGCTTCTCGTGTTCAGCCCCATTGCGTAGCCATTGCTTCGGCTATGCCGGGGTAAGTCATGCCGCGTAATGCGGCGCGATCTGTGCTAGGGCCGAGGCGGTTCTGTCCGCTGTCGGTTTGGTTCGCCCAACGCTTCTTGCCATCAGGTGTAATCCGTGGCGGAACCTGGTCAGTTGGTATCAGCTTAGGAAGTCCTTCGAGCCACAGGCAGGTTGCCTTGCTGGCGTCTGCGCCGAACTCGTGAGGCTGTATCGTCTGGTCAGGCTTGCGTATGCGCGTGCTGAGAACGCCACGCGGGTTCTCGAAAGCCTTCTTCCCAATCTTGCGGGCCATAAGAAAGCGAACAAACTGGATTGACTGTTCTCGCGCTTGCCGACGCGAAGCGCCAACTAGCGTTCCCGGCTTTACGTTCTGGTGGTAAGGACCATCAGTGTATGCCCACTCAGCCGCTGTTGTGAGATAGGTGCAGGGTGGGAAGCCGATCAGAATATCAATCGCCCCTCCCCCATTTGGCAGGTGGTCTCCATACTTCTCGAAGTAGGAAACAACATCACCCTGCCAATGGGGACCGGGGGCAGCTTCGATGTCACAGGACACGGCGTTATGACCGCGTGCGATAAAGGCGTCTCGGACTTTGCCGAACCTTTCGCAGACAAGGAAGACATTCAGTTTGCCGCGTGAAGCGGCTGCATTCATTTGTCTGGCGTAAGGAACAGCGCGCGGTCGGTGTGACGGCGCGTGACTAGCCCAGGCAGAGTGGTAAGGACGCCTTTGACGTGCGCCTTGTTCCACCTAAGAAACTCTTCGGCGGCACCTTCGATGTCGCCCTTGTTGAACTTCGCCAGCAACGTGCTGTCCGCGAAGTCACCCTTCACGCCGTCATGGCAACCCACACCGATGTTGTAGGTGAGGTCGAGCATGGCCGCGTATTGGTGCGAGGTGGGCTTGCGTGTCAGCAACGGGCGCATCTGCCCTTCAACGCGCATCATTGCGTGCGTCAGGATCAGGCCACCGCGCGATTGGCTGATGCTGAAGTCGCCTATCTTTACTGGCGACCCATCTTCGTAATAGGTCGAACCATAGCCGATGGACGGCTTACCAGCAGGGCACATATAGGGCGTGGCACAGAAGCCTTCCGCCCGCATGATGACCGGCTTCGCCAGGACGAAGGCGACGGCCACAGGGAACAAAATCATTTACGTTCTTCGATCCACGCCTGAGGGATTGAACCCTTGGCGTATTGGAAGCCATGCTTGATGCACCAATCTGCGTAGGTGGTCTTGCTGGTCTTCGAGATGCGTTGATTGGGATTTGAGAAGACAAAGCGGATGTCGTGTTGAGGGTGCTGCGCCTTGACCAGCAGATGCTTCTGCCGATCAGCGGTCACAAAGCGACCCTTGCTCTCCACGATGATGCCATTGTCTAGGAGTCTGAAGTCGGGCGTGTACTTCGCCTTACGAGCAGGCTTCTCGTATTCGATCTTCATTTTCTCGAAGTCGAAGTTGACACCTTTCGATGCCAACTCCGCTCCGATCTTTTCTTCAAGGCCGGAACGCCAGCCTTCAGCTAGTGATGCCTGATCGGTTGTCCGCTTCCTAGAAGTCGGACGAACCATCGTCAGCCGGATTCTCGGTGCCAGCTTGCTCGCTGGTCTCGTCGGAGAACTCGTCTTTCTCTTCGGCGGCAGGGGCTTCGTAAGCGTAGCCCTCTTCTTCCTCGAAGCCATAACCCGACGCGCTCTTCGCACCATTCGACACGAGGTCGATGATCTGAACTGCATTGAGGGACAGCTTCAGGCCGGCAGCGCCGGTGCCTTCCACGAAGTACGGGGACGGAGAGAACGAGACCTTACCCACGGTGCCACCCCAAATGTTCGGGGCCTTGGTCATCCGCAGACCTTTGGCGTCGAAGATAACGCATTCATTCTTGCGCTTCTCGTCCGTCTTCTTGCCGTTCTTCCAGACGGCCACCTTGTACTTCATGGCGAACTTGAACGAGACCTCGCCGGTCGCATTCTCTTCTTCGTCATAGAGGACGGTGTAGATCGGGTTGACGGAGACCTTGCCGAGCTTTTCGCGGGCAGGCTTCTTCATCTTGCCGAAGGCTTCCTTGGCGGCGTCAACCGCTTCGGTATGCAGATCGGCCAGGGACTTTCCGTCCAGGGCCTTCTGCTTCGCATTGACGAACGCATCCGCGTCCGCCTGCTTCAGCACCAGCGTCACGCTGAACTCGCCATCTGGCTTCGGGAACTTGTCGTTGCCGTAGTCCGGTTCGTTCAGGCGGGGGTACTTGAAGACGCCCTTCGCTGAAGTCAGCGTGGGGCGCTTCTGTTTCTTCTTTTCTTCTGCCATGTGTCCTTCAGGAGTTGGCGTTGTTGTTGCGGCGCTTCAGTTCGTCGGCCAGCTTTATGAAAAAGACCGCAGCTTCGCGGCAGTCCTCTTCGTCAAAGTGCCAGCCATCGACGCCAGCCATATGGTCTGCGTCAGTGACAACCTTGAAGTCGCCCTCACGGTACGCGGCGTGAAGTTCAGCACCACCGGACGAACCGTACAATTTAGCGGAAGTAAAGCCTTCACTGTCGGTTGTGATGGGCATTACTTCGGCTCCGGTACGAATGTCTGCACGCCATCGACGGACTGATAAATCCAGCCACCGGGGACTTTGATGCGGTCCAGGCCGTCAGCCACGACTTCCCATTTGGCGGGAGCGGAGACTGTGCTGCTACACTGCTTGGTCGGTTCTGCATATCCGTCGAGGCGAAAGCCAAACGCACTACTAGGAACTTTGCCACGTGCGTCTTTTGTGTAGAACAGGTCACCATCCGAGGTTGTCGCAGGATAGATTTTGGTGATGACCAATGGCAACAAGACATTGCCAAAATAGCCCTTGTTGCACTCGGACGGCTGCACACGATCACCGACATTGAACTTGTAGGCAGGCTTCGTAGCTTCCAGCGGGTAGATGCTGATGAGCGCATCCCGCAGCGCCTTGGCGTCATCGGGATGCGTGCAGCGGGTGCCTTGCTGCATTATGTTGATGTAGCGAGTGTGATCCAACGTCGCCAGCGTGATTTTGCCGGTATTATGGCAGTTGTTTTGGAACGCGCGAAGATTGATGTCGATGGTGTCCATGTCTGGTCCTTCAGAGCGCGTAAGCGCGTTCGAGTTCGGAAACGTCAACCCCTGCTTCCAGCAGTCGGGCGGTCATATCGACCGGCAGGGGCAAGCCTTTGCGAAGGCGCACGATGGCGCGTTCGATCATTCGTTCGGTGTGCATCATGCGTTCGGTAGCTCGTGTTTGCAGTATTCAGCCACCGCCCTGAACTCAGGACGAATGCCGTCTACGCCATTGATGAGGTTCTTCGTGGCGGTGAAGACATCTTGCGCGGGAATGCCACGGTGTTCCGCGAGGATCAGAAACATCGCCGCCGCACCCATGATCTGTTCGGCTGGCGGGAAGTTCTGAAGCCGATCCAGTACAGTCATCGCTGCTTGCGACACACTGTACGGATCGGCGTTGTTCATACGGTCTTTGTTCAGGCTGTAGCTTTCTGTTTGGGTTGGCTGTCACTGAAGGCGCGGACCACAGAAACGCGAAGCTGGCGTCTGCCTTCGCGGTCCATCTTGCGCCGGTCGAAGGCGTGGCCGTTGAAGGTCACGAGGTCGATGCCTGCGCCCATATGGATGCGGAGGCTGAAGGGCTTGGTTTTCATTGGTGATCCGGTCCTTTCAAAGCCCCGGCCCGGTGTGGGTCGGTTTGGCTGGTCATTAGGGGTAGCATGAACAATCCTATGCGGCATTCATTGCCGGTTGGGATAGGTTCAGGCAAAGAAGTAGTCGGCCTGCCTCACCTGTTCCAAATCCAACGTGCCCATCAGCGGCACCGGGGGAATAGACACCGCATCATCGGCAATGCTCTTAAGCATACTTCCCCGCAGAGCTTCGAGGTGGTTCTTGCCGACATACATATCTACGAACGCCTCCCGCAGACATGCGGCGCTGATGTCGGTATCCGCCGCCAAGGTGCCGTAGCTGTCATGCACCAGCGCGAAACTGTCGATACCATTATCCTTTGCCAGCAAAACGTAGAGCCGCAGGGCGGCAGCATCCATCGAATGCACGAAGTTAGGGCTGATGCCACTCGCCTGCCGTCTGCGATCCAACCTGCCCGTCTCTTTCCGTAACCACAGCTTCATTACGCTATCCCCCATACGGGTAAAGACGCGGT